AAAGACTTTAAACTTTAGGAGAAAACAATGAACGATTCAGATGATTTTGAAGGAGTCCCAGTATGAAGGTCAAGCTGATAAGCTATTCAAGGCCACCTATTATAGGAGAGATAAATGAAGATCTACAAGAACTTATCGCGTATTGCGCCCGTGTATCGAACCCCTCGAACCAAAACAACAGTAAAACGTCAGAAAAGCTGTTACGTTACCTTGCCAAACACAAACACTGGTCGCCTTTCGAGATGGTTAGCGTTAACTTGGAGATAGAAACCACTAGAGATATCGCTAGGCAGATACTCAGACACAGAAGTTTTTCTTTTCAAGAGTTCAGTCAAAGATATGCAGATCCGGTAGAAGAACTTGAATTTACTTTAAGAGAAGCAAGACTTCAAGATCAAAAAAACAGACAAAACTCAATAGCTACTACAGATGTAGATCTACAGATGGATTGGCTGAAAGAACAAAGTAAAGTTTGGAGTCAAGCTAAAAAATCTTACAAATGGGCTATTGAAAACGGAATAGCGAAAGAAGTAGCTCGAGCAGTTCTTCCGGAAGGCTTGACACAGTCACGCCTCTACGTTCACGGAACTATTAGATCGTGGATACATTTTATAGAATTAAGATCAGCAAATGGCACGCAAAAAGAAAGTATTGAAATAGCTCAAGCGTGCGCAGCAGTAATTGGAGATATATTTCCACTCATAAAGGAGTATTGCCATGAGCCAACAAGTAGTTTACATAAATAAAGAAAGATTTTATTGTGACGGAGGAGACGAATTAGGTCATCCAAGAGTCTACTACACTATGGTTAATGGTGAAGCAGTTTGTGGTTACTGTAATATAAAATACGTATTGGAAAAAGATGATGAATAATTATACGCAAGATATGACTGGCTTAGGTACGCACGTTACTCTACCTGATCCGCCAGAATGGCCAAAGACATACACAGTTGATGGTAAAACTATAACTATACAAGACCCAGGTCCAGAACCGGCTCGATACTACGACTGGATGTTATGGAAATTAAGACAAGATCCTAATTGGGTGGCTATGATGAATAGTGATAAGTGATTTTTTTTCACTTTGAGGTGATTTTTTTGTTTACAAAGCCTTTTTTTTATGGTATAATATACTTATAAAATAAAAAATTAAGGAGTTGAAGAAATGAAAAAGTTAGTTTTAAAAAATTTAGGTAAACTAATCGTTGAAACTGCAAATGAAGCTAAGTCTGATTGGGCCATAAAGGAAGATATGGCTGATATGTACAAGGCTGATTGGATGGATTACGTTAAAGTAAGTGACTTAATCGTATGTGGAAAAACTCACACCGCTATGAAAAAGCTTCAGTACATGGACACTCTTCCAAGAGACAACGCAATCATAGCAATCGCAAAGGACTTAGGTAGTAAGTGGGTCCTTGAAAATCTTAACTATCACGTAGCATAAAGAAGGAGTATATTATGGGTAAGTTGAAAAATCACATGATGGATGTACAAGAGCAGGTCTTAGATAGCACTGATCTTGAAAATATAATAACAGAGTCTGATACTGTTGAGCAGGCTCAAAATGTAGTAGCTGGTCTTATGGCTCATCTAAACAGCTTTGATTTAGATATAGCTAAAGATTACGTAGCTGAATGTTGGAACGAGCTTTGGGGCAACGTTCACGGCGGGCCTTATGGTTAAGACTACATCGTTGGTAAAAGGTGGCATTGCTACCTTAGTAATGCTTGGTGGATTAGCGTTTTGCGGTACACCAGCTCCAGCGTACGAGGCCAGAGCCGGCTCAGTACATTTATCGATACCTGAACAAAGATGTCTAGCTGACAATATATATTGGGAAGCTCGAAATCAACCTCCAAAGGGTATGATGGCTGTGGCCATGGTTACTCGTAATAGAGTTGAAGATAATCGTTATCCTCACTCTTATTGTGAAGTTGTAACGCAAGGTCCTACCAAACCATCTTGGAAAGATCCAAATGTTTGGTACCCAGTAAGACATAGATGTCAGTTCAGTTGGTTTTGCGATGGCAAGGGCGATAAGATTCCTAGCGTAGACAGAGATCTATACAACTTTATAAAAATGATAGCTTTTAAAATTTACCATGGAGAAATGGAAGATTTTACCGAAGGCGCAACGCATTATCATGCAGAATACGTAAAGCCAGAATGGGCTGCCACTAAAACTATGACAATGAAAATTGGCGAGCATATATTTTATAGGTGGGAAAAGTAATGGAAAAAGGATGGTGGGAGCATTACTGTTATGTAGAAAAAGACATAATGGGATTTCAAAAAGGTGTTGAGTGCGATTGGTGTGGCATGAAAGAACCTATAAAAATAGTAGTAAGAAACGATGAACAAGGAGAAGACGAATGCGAAGACTAATATATGAAGGATGGGAAGGTGTCATGAATCATGAGTACAATCCTCTAAGACACATTCCAGATTTACAAACTAGGCATCTCATAATGCAGATACTCGCATGGATGTGGTGTATGATATTTTCATTTTATCTTGGTAGCTATATAGTTTTCGGTATTTCTGCAGTCGCGCACGTTATATTTTTAGCAGGCATAGCAGTGACTGTAGCTACGTTTGAAACTGCAAAGCGTAGTCCAAATTTCTTTTTAAGAATGGAACAAGGTACAAACGGCTATCATACTCCAAGTAGAACTAGACATATGTATTATAATGGAAAAAGAATTGAATTAGATAAAAATGATCCAGGGGGAGAACACGAGTGAGCACTTTTAATAATGATGATTTGATGGACAAACTAAGAGAGTTACAAACACAAATAGATAATATAGAAACTAAAGTAGAAAGCCTAGATGATAAACTTCAAAAGCATATTAAATTTATTGACAAGACCTACGAAGGTCTTAGAAACCCAATCGCAACAGCAACAAAATTCTTTAGAAGATAGCACTGAAGTCATGGTAGCCAAAGGAGTGGTTGAGCTTCACGCGTGGTCTATTGAAAAAGGAAAGATACACGAAAATAACGGTACAGTTGTTGATTGGATAAATAACGCAAAGCAAATAATAAAGGAAGCAAAGTGAAAATTGTAATTGCAGGTTATGGTTACGTTGGGAAGGCAGTAGAAGCTGCTCTTAAAAGTTACCACGAAGTTAGAGTAGTGGATCCAGCTATTAACAATGACACCATCACCAGTAAAGTATATGACGCATTGATTATATGCGTATCGACACCAGAAGGACTAGATGGCTGGTGTAACATGCAAAACGTGTACGATGTCATAAAGCAGTCAACGTACAAACCTATTTTAATAAAAAGTACTATCAGCCTAGAAGGTTGGAAACACTTGGCTGAAGAAGTACCAGAAAAAGATATATCGTTTTCCCCTGAGTTCTTAAGGGCCAACACGGCCCTTGAGGATTTTTCTAAGCAGAAGACGATGTACATTAGTGAAAATAACTTTGACTTTTGGGCTCAAATATTTAGAGAAGCTTTTCCGGATATAAGTTTTAAAACTGCTCCGACAGAAGAACTTATATTGACAAAGTATTTAAGGAATAGCTTTTTAGCTCTTAAAGTTGCATACTTTAACCAAGTCAAAGATCTGTGTGATGCCACTTTTACAGACTTCGAGACAGTAAGAAGATATGTTACCGATGACAAAAGAATTGGTGATGGTCATTCTTACGTTACAGAAGAAAAAGGATTTGGTGGACATTGTTTTCCAAAAGACACCGCTGCTATCTTAAACTCAGCCAGAGAAGTTGGTGAAGAGTTTAGTATTTTAAGAAAAGCAGTTTCATATAACAGGAGTATAAGGAGTGGTATACGTGAGTAGTATAGTTGATGATGTTTTAAATTTTAATATGAGAAAAGAAAAAAAGATTGCACGCAAAGAAGTGGCAGAAGCCATGGAAAAAGTAGTGAAAAGAATACCATATAAGTTTCAAGAAGACAGGTCGATCAAAGAGCTGTTGGAACATATTAACAATACGTATGATAGCCACTATTCAAAAGAGAAGTTTCAAGCCACAGAGTTTATAATCGATGGTGGGCATGGTACAGGATTTTGTATTGGAAACATTTTGAAGTACGCTCAAAGATACGGTAAAAAAGGTACTAGAGAAGAAGCTAGAAAAGATCTATTAAAGATCTTACATTACGCTGTTATTCAACTTTACGTACATGATACTAATAAAGAGTAGGCGTTTTTTCGTTAATATAAACTGGTTTACAATATGCGGTAGCTCTATGCTCCTCAGGAACTAAGTAGCTGTGAGTATAGTTACCGTATCTTTGTACTATTTTTGATGCAAAATAATTACAATCGTTGATATTGCGAAAGTACATTGGTTGGCCACCTTGCTTAACATCACCAAGCAAAAACACTAATAAAAAAGCGTGAATCAATCTTCTTCCTTACACTCACAAGTATAACATACATCATTTGAACAGTTAGGGCATTCTGGCGAATAGCAATGACATCTACATTTACATTTATTACAGTATCTTTCTGGACTACCTGACATTACTTGTTACCTTTCTTTATTGAATTAAGACTGTTGATTATGTCGTCAATATTTGGTTCTTTAGTCCATGGGTTATATATACACCGATATTTAGCTGGACAGTTATCTTCATACATTAGTGTGTATGTTTTATTACCCCCAACGTAAATACAAGCTTGTCTACCAGTATACTTTGACTTTACTCTTTTCTTGAGTCTACAAGTCGTATACTTTTTATTTGGTATCAACCCTCGTTCAATCTTTTGTCTTTGAGTCCAGTTCTCACTTGGTTTAGGTAAATTACAAGTGTAACAGTTGCCCCAAATATCTGCAAATACTGGAGTTGTAAATAGTATTGTTGTCAAAACAACAATTAATTTTGTCAT